TTAATACATTAATTAATGATAGAAACAAAGAAAGTAATAAAGCGTTTGCTTGGTTTATGGGAGATTAAATGGCAGGTATAAAAGATTATTCAACAACAAATTTAAACAACACTTCTTTAAATGGAATTAGTGTTGCGGAGGGAATGTTACCCTCTAACTTAAACAATGCCATTAGAGCTCTAATGGTAAATACAAGAGAATGGTTTAACGATTCACAATGGGTAGAATATGGTGACGGCGATGGTGCTTACACTGCTGCCTATGCAAGTGGAACTTCTTTTACGATTGCCGGTGTAGATGTAACCGCTATTTATCATACCGGTAGAAGAATTAAATTAGTTGCTTCAACACCTGGCACAATATTTGGAACAATTAGTTCTTCGTCTTTTTCTACAAACACTACAATTAATGTTACTTGGGATAGCGGTTCTTTATCAAACGAAGCTATAACTAGAGTTTATGTAGGTTCTTTATCACAAACAAATAATTCAATACCAACAAATGTTATTAATACGGCAAACCTTGTTGATAATGCTGTTTCAAGTTCTAAATTTGCAGATAATTCGGTAGCAACTGCTAAAATAAATGACAATGCAGTTACGGCTGCTAAAATAAATGCAAATGCTGTAACCGAAGCAAAAATAAATGCTGGGGCTGTAACAAATTCAAAACTAGGTGCTGATTCGGATACTGCACATATAGGCGATAATCAAGTAACACTAGCAAAAATTGCTGACGCAACGATTGTTACAAATTCAGAACAAGCCTCACATACACCGGACGATAATACTTTTTACACAACATTATCTGCCGATACTAGATTTTTAAACAAAGACACTTCCGAATTAATTAATTCAGGTAATACTTGGTCGGCTTCGGACGATAAAATAGCAACAACAGCAGCGATTGATGCAAGGGTAATTGATTTAGTTGATGATGTTGGAGGTTTTGTAGCTATTGCAAACGAAACAAGTTTTCCAAATACAAACCCTGATTTAAATGATGGTGCCGGAACTATTGTAAGTGTTAAAGCTCTTGCTTCTTCACATACCGCAAATGGTTCAGGACAAATAACAATTGCAAACGGAACATTAAATAATTCAACTGTTACATTAACAGGATTAGGTGCAAGTGAAACTATTGCGGCAGGTTTTGGTATATTAGTTGAATCAACAACAACAAACCATACTTACGCTTTTCATAGATTAGTACCAAAAGCAACCGAAGTAACAACTGTTGCATCAAAAGCAACTGAAATAGGAAGATTAGGAACGGCGGACGCCGTATCGGATATGAATACTTTGGGAACAACACAAACTGTTTCCGATATGAATACTTTGGCTGCTATATCCGGTTTAGATTCTTTAGCTTCAAATTCTGCTAATGTAACAACTGTTGCTAATAATTTAGCTTCGGTAAATAATTTTGCGGAAGTTTATAGAATTTCTTCTTCAGCACCTACTACAAGTTTAAATATTGGAGATCTTTATTTTGACACCACAGCAAACGAATTAAAGGTGTATAAATCTTCAGGTTGGGCGGCAGCAGGTTCTTCTGTAAATGGAACTGCACAAAGATATAAATATACCGCTTCCGGTGGACAAACAACTTTTACAGGATCGGACGATAACGGCAACACTCTGGCCTACGATGCAGGATTTATAGATGTTTATTTAAATGGAGCCAAGTTAGTAAATGGAACAGATGTTACAGTTACTAGCGGAACTTCGGTGGTGTTAGCTTCCGGTGCAACCGCTTCTGATATAATTTCAATAGTCGCCTACGGAACTTTTAATGTTGCATCTATAAATGCTTCTAATATAACATCAGGTGTTTTAGCAACTGCAAGAGGAGGAACCGGTTTAGGTTCGATTGGTAGTGCAGGACAGGTTATTAAAGTAAATTCTTCTGCAAACGCATTAGAATATGGAAATGCAAGTTCAGCAGAAGTTTATGGTTTTAATAAAGACAACAATGGAAACTTGATTGTTACAACAACTAATCAAGGTGCAGACAACATCTCAAGTTCAACTTTCGCCGCTTTTGATGATGTCTTATTTAGTGCTAGTGGTTTTACTTTTAGCATTGACTCAAATGGCGATTTAATAGCAACAATATAAGGATAAATAGATATGGCAACAATAAATCTAGGTGCTATCAAATTTAACTGGAAAGGTGCTTACAACAACAGTACTGCTTATGTTGTTGATGATGTAGTTTCATCAGGTGGCTCTAGTTATATTTGTATTTTAGCATCACAAGGAAACGCAGTAAGTAATGGTACTTATTGGGAACAAATGTCGGCAGCAGGTACTAATGGAACAAATGGTACAGATGTCGGAACA